AACAGGTACCACCGTTACTGGTACTAATCTGTATGCTTCAACAATGACTGCTACGACAATTAATGCAACTACTGTAACAGGAACCAACCTGTACGCCACGACACTGACATCTACAACAGTCTATGGAGATACTATTTCTGGAGACGTAAAAACTATTGTTTTTGATATTCCTGGAACGGCTGAGATTGGGACGTTTATAACCACCAGTTTCATTGTTCCCTTTGCATGTACCATTACAAAGGCCTATTTATATCAGAGAACAGCCTCAACAGGAACCACTACTTTAACTGTGGATATCCATAAAACAGGAACATCAATCTGGTCTGGGGATCAAACTAAACGTTTATCTGCTACGACAGCTGTTGTTTCCGCAGTTCAAACATCATTTACTACAACAGCCTTGGTGGAGACGGATAGATTAGATATAGATTTTGATGCGGTGGGTACTACTGTTGCAGCAGCAAATGTTACAGTTGAACTTAAGGTGGTAACCTAATGCCAAAGAAATGTGTATGTGATGGAAGTTGTAATACAGTGAATTGTCCATGTAATGCAGCCTGTAATGTATACGTAGCCTGTACGTGTAATACGGCTGCTAATTATACGTGCACTTGCAATGTAGGATGTAATGTGTCGTATCAAACTTGTAAGAGTGATAGTAGTTGTGGCTGTAATAACGGATGTTATGTGGGGTATACTTGTCCATGTAATGCGGGCTGTAATGCTTATACGGCCTGCACCTGTAATACGGCTGCGTATTATACGACTTGTTCTTGTGATAGTATGAAGTATGCTCCAGGAGTTTGGATGTTTAGTTGTTTTCCCCCTATGAATCTAGTTGAGCAGGGGCTTGTTGACTTACTTAAAAAATTGAGGAAAAATCATGCCAGATAATGTACCTTACGAAAATTTTATGGGTATTCCAAAAGATGGGGTAGAATTAGGTCCTTATTTATGTTTGTGGCAGGGAGATTTAGTAGAAAGGTATGGGTTTGGAGCCTATACTACTTTCAAGAACTTCTTACTTGCTCATCCGGATAGAGTAAAATTTCGTACTCCACTGCTTGCTTGGAAACAAATGATTGGGTACGGAACATTCATTCGGATTACAGAAATCTTCATGCTATTGAAAGATGAAGTGGTATCAATGCTTCATCTTGGAGAAAATCCCGCTTTCCCCACAGGAAGTATATATGCGACCCAATGGCCAGCAGAAAACTATATGGGCAGGCCAGAATATCGGGAATCACAGGCCTATTTGAGAGATTATTTATTAGGCAATCACTTGGTAGAGGAACTTCTTTTTGCTATGGCAATGAAAGAAGAAGCTACACTTACATCAAAAGTAATTGAAGATACTTTTTGTAAGTCTGCTAACGGATTATTTACGGCAGATCAGTTTGAAATAGTAGATACTGGAGTGGGTAAAATTGGCATTTGTCATCTTAAACAATCAGCCTATTCAAAAGATAAGTATATAAATCTTTTCAAAGAGGGAAAATGAGGAGATACGATACCGCTTGGTTTCAGGTAAATCTGAGTTTTCTATGCAATGCCAATTGCCCTTATTGCTATGTAGATGAGAAAGAGAATCCCCATACCTTGTCTAATGAGAACATTCAGAACCTAGTGGATTTTGGTAAGTTTATCGTATCTACCTATGGTGTAAAGAAGATAAAGATTACGTTCTTAGGAGGAGATCCACTACTTAGACTGGACAAGGTTGAATATTTGGCAAAGAAAGCTAAAGAAGAAATCCCATGTGAGGTAGTTCTGTGGCTCTTTACGAACGGCATAGAACTTACCCATGAGGTGGCTTCCAGATTAAAAGACTTGGGAATCTTCATACTACTGTCCGCCAACCACACCAACCATAAGGACATCCTAAATCGGTGTGAGATTATCTCCAACGTACAGCCAGTTACCCGAGTATCAATTGCAGTTGATAGAACCAATCTGATGAGACTAGAATATTTAAGTCAGGACATTCTCTCCCGAGGTTGGCATGTTAGATACTTTGTAGAGAATCAGAGCTTTAAGGGTGTGGGATTTGTAGAGGATTATGAGAAGGTTCTTAGCTCTTGTTTGGATTTAGTTGATACATACGTGGCTAATCCGGTTAGATTGATCTACCTTTATGAAAACTTTGATCCAAGAGTACAAGACGATAAGAGTGTTTATTTAGTTGGACGTTCAATCTGTGTATTTGATCCAGATGGCACAGTACGGCCAGCGACTTCTTTAAAGGATGCAGCTGTACTTGGTAAGCTAGGGGATAAACACGATTACTTTGCTAATATGATTAACTTCCCCAATAGACTTGTGGACTTGCCAAGATGGTCGGCACAGGGTATCATTGAGTGTAACAATTGCGAAGTTAGATCGTTTTGTCAGGGCGGATATCCACCCCCACGATGGTATGCTTACGGAAGATTTGATAGACCAACTCCGTACTGTCGGGCATTTAAAAAACTCATACCAAAGTTTGTGGGGATCTATAACACTAAAGCAAGAATGGGGGTAAAAATATGAATGTTCCAATAACGAATGCGAGTTTTAATGTAACCCAGAATTGTAATCTAGGATGTCCTTACTGTTTTGCTCATGAGAAAACACGTAAGAGAATGTCTTTTGAAATAGGAAAAAAGTGTGTAGATTTTTTGTTAAAGAATGCTTTAGATGCAAATATTAACCATCTTCCTGGAAAGAGAAGAGCTGTAGATATCTCCTTTTGGGGCGGTGAACCCCTAATGGAATGGGGGATGATTCAGAAACTTGTGGAGTATTCAGAAAACTGTGAGTTATCGAAAGATGTAGCAGTTAGTTTTAGTGGAACTACAAATGGAACACTTCTAACTGAGGATAAGTTAGATTTCTTGGCAGATCATAATCTTTTCTTTATGGTAAGTATAGATGGTACGGCAGAGACACACAACCTTAATAGAAAGTTTAGAGATGGTAGAGGTTCTCATGCCACTATTATGAAGAATATGGACTCAGTATTAAAGAGATGGCCCTGGTATAGTGTTCGGTTGTCCATCTCAGCAGATAGAGCAGATCATTTCTTTGAAGATATGAAATATTTGATTGACTCGGGATTTAAGACATTGATGTTCTCTCCAGTGTATGAGTCAGCCTGGACTGATGAAAAGTGGGACATTTTTGAAGAACAATATAGGGCTCTAGCAGATCTAAATATAGAGAGAGGGAATTTTAAACTTGAGCACCTGGAACAATATGCTGAACCCTATCCCAATAGGTTTCCTTGCGGGGCGGGGCGTTTCTACGTTGGAATAGACATTGATGGGTCTATCTATCCCTGTCACCGCTTTAATAAGTTTGATGATAGTCGTCCATGGCAGGAGAAAGAGGTGTGTTTAGGTCATGTAGATTGTGGAATTACCAATCTAGCTTTTCGGCAGCAATTTATTGATGGTAGAAAGTGCGGGGATTGTAACTCTGATTGTGATCGGACCCCCTGTAAAGGCGGATGTCCGGCTACAAATTATGATTTAGGGGGAACTCTGAATCATGTATCTTTGATATGTAAATACTCTGGGATTATGCAACGAGTAAGTAAGTATTGGTTGGAGAAGATTAAAAATCCACCGGCTCTTGCTTTACTCAAGGAATTAGAGACAGAGATGGTAGATAGGCTATTAACACTGGAGAAAAAATGGCAATAACCAAGGATAAGGTGAATTAGATGGCTTGGAATGCATACCTTCCCACATCCGTTACAGAGATAAAGGCTACCCCAGCACAAGTACGGGACAATTGGGAGGCCTTTGAAGCGTGGACAGCGGAACAGCACTATGGTCTGACCTCAACTGCATCTGCTGGACAACATATTGCAGGGGGTTGCAGTGTTATCGCTGTTAATGTATCTACAGCCATTACTGCTCTATCTGACGTTGTTTGTGGATTTGCATATGCAACAGATCTGGTAGATTTTGGTTACAACGATGGAACAGGTTGGAATAGGTTGGGCGGTCCTATAGCATCAGGGACTCGAATGCTATTCTATGCTGACACTGCTCCTTCTGGTTGGACTCTTCTCACTAGTGTAAATGATAAAGTAGTCTATATTACAAAAGGTAGTTCCGGAGTCTCTTCAGTGGGGCAATCTGGTGGGCAAATACATACTACTGGGAGTTGGACAATTACTGGATTATCTACAAATGTGGGAGATCATGTCGTAACTATTGCAGAAATGCCTGCTCACACCCATACTTATACGTACGAGTGGACTATTGCCACCGCTGCGGAGGGTGGATTTTTTCATCCCTTGAGTAATGCAGGAAATGATACCAACACAGCAACTGCTAGTGCTGGGGGAGACGCAGCACATAATCACACAATGGCCGCTCATGATGGATTATGGCGTCCAGCCGCTTCTTGTGTTATAATCTGTACAAAGGACTAGGTGAATTAAATGGCGTGGGATTCTACAAAACCTACAGTATCCACAAAAGTAAAAGATGTGCCGTCTATACTTCAGGAAAATTGGTATGTCATGGAGAATTGGACGGAGTTCGGGGAACATGGTGGCATACTAGGAACGTCACCTGGTGTACATTTTCCTGGAGAATGTCAGATAATCAAAGTTGGAACAACTGCTGAGGTGGCTGCTGGATCTAACGTGAAGGGATCTATAGCTTTTGATACTACACTTCATGCGTTTAAATTTAATACTGGAGCTGCTTGGACGAATATGGGTGTACCAATAAAATCCGGGGTTATTATGTTATTCTACCAGGATATTGCTCCAATTGGTTGGACTATCGATGGTACAGTAGATGCTAAACTTGCCTATATTACGAAAGGAGCTGCAGCAGGTGGAAATCCCGGAGGAACAGAACTTTCCGGAACCTCTTGGACTATAAGTGGGTTGGATGCTGAGGTAGGTCCATATACCCTATTAGCTGCTGATATTCCAGCCCATACACATACAATGTCATGGTGGCAGGCACCGACTGCGTGGATATACTCGTACTATGGCACCTATGGGGTGACGGGTACACAAACAGACACCACTTCCACTGTGGGGGGTGGGGGTTCTCATGATCATACTATAGGAACGTTTGATGGATTATGGAGACCAGCAGGTTATTGTTGTATACAATGTCAAAAGGATTAGGTGAATTATATGGCATGGAATAGTGCCGTTCCAACATCAGCTACAGTAGTTTGTGCTAGTATTGTCAACTATACTAGCAATTGGACTGCTATTCACGCATTTTGTCTTTCCGGGCATGAGGACCTAACGACCAGTACCCCTATACATAGTGCGGGAGCAGTTGGTGTACTTTTTGTTGGGACGACTTCCCAAGTAGCAGCTTTAACTCCTGTTCCCTGTGCCATGGCGTGGGATACAACTCTTAAAAATTTTTATACCTTCACAGCTACAACTTCATCAAATCGTGGAGGATTTGTTCCTAATGGGACTAAGATGTTATTCTACGCAGATACAGCTCCAACTGGTTGGACTCTGGATAATACACTAAATGATAAGCTAATTTTTGTAACGCAAGGAAGTGTAGCTGGGGGTCAAACTGGGGGAGGAGCTCACAGCACAGGAAGTTGGACCATAACTGGATTTGATGCAAATGTAGGAAATCATACCCTAACTTTAGCAGAGATGCCCCTACACGGGCATGTTAGATCTCACCATACACGTTTCTACTGGCCATATCCTGGTGGATCTCCCCTGAACTCTACAGACTATGGTACTCTTCTCCTGGAGGATACCTCCTCTTCTATAGGTGGGGGAGGGGCTCACACCCACACTATGGGGGCCATGTTCAATGATACTGGAACTGCTACGCTTAGTGCTGGATCTGGGGGTGCATTGTATACCCGAACTACTGGAAGTTTTGTGGTTGATAAATTTTTATCCGGAGATAAGATAATCATTAGCGGATTCTCTAATGGCGGAAATAATGGAACCAAGGTGATTGATACGGTTG